CCGGGGGACAATTGGAGGGTGCGGTCGGTTGACTGCTTATTTACCCTCACATGTAACACACACTAAAATTTTGACTTTTTGAAAAAGCAGGTAAAAGCATGACAGAAGGTATAAAGACTAACGAATATGAAAAAGAACGTGCAAGATTAAATGCCATCTTTGCTGGGTCTGATGAAAAAGCTTTTGGGGTGCTGGATGGATTAATTGACGAAGCAGCAAAGTGCAGGGTTGAACTTCATCACCTCAGTAGAAAGCGGGATGATCTATTGACGCAGGGCGCTCCGTTTTCTGTTACGGTGCAGATAGACAATTTAATTGTGAAAATTCGGGCAAGTTATACAAACATTACTGACAAATTATGTCGCTGGTTAGTGGCAAAAGATACAGAAATTATAGATGATGAGTTGGATGATTATGAATAAAGTTGACTAATATTATATGCAGACTAAAGATTTAATTGCTAAATATCCTGATTCTTTTTTACTCCAGTATATTCAAGAAATTGAACTGGGACATATTATTATTGGGCATGAACTTTGGTTAATGCTTGAAAAATTAAAATCATCATATGAGAATAATCGTTACCGGTACGACTCCACAGAATCATTGCGACGAATTCGTTTTATTGAAAAAGAATGCAAGCACTTCGAAGCACCGTGGGCAGGAAAACCGTTCATTTTGATGCTGTGGCAAAAAGCATTGATCGACGCAATCTACGGATTTAAGCTTTATGATGAAAATGAAGGTGCATGGGTTAGACGTTTTACAGAAGTATTGCTTTTGTGCAGTAGAAAAAATGGTAAAACCCCATTGAGTGCTGCAATCGGTCTAAGTGAGTTTTTCTGTGGAGAAATAGGTACAAAAATTATATGCGCGTCTAACGATTACGACCAAGCAGCGCTGGTTGCTGATGCTATTAATGCTATGCGTGAGGAAAGTCCGAGATTAGCACGTGTCAGTCGGAAAAACATGAAGGGCATTTACATGGGCAATCAATACCTGCGTAATCGACGCGGGAAATTCAGCTATCAAAACAAAGGTAGCATTAGAAAACTTTCATCGCGGACATCCTCTAAAGAAGGGCGTAATTTGAAAATGGTCATAGTCGACGAGGTGCATGAAATGCGTGATGCTACATTGATTGAACCTTTGCGACAATCACTCAGCACACAATCCGAACCTTTGATGATTGAAATTACGACCGAAGGTTTTGTTACTGATGGATATCTTGATAAGAGATTAGTAGAAGCGCGAAAAGTCTTGTCTGATGAAATCAGTGCTGAACGATGGTTAATATTTCTTTATACGCAAGACAGCGAAGAAGAAATTTGGCAAGATGAAAATAGTTGGTACAAAAGCAATCCATCACTCGGTATTATAAAGAAAAAGACATACTTGCAAGAACGCATTGAAGAATCTAAAAGGGTGCCAAGTACAAGAATTTTTATTTTAGCAAAAGACTTTAATATCAAGCAGAATATCTCAGTTGCATGGTTAACTTATGAGCAAATTTATAATGATGAGCATTTTACACTGGATGAGTTTAAAAATTGGCCATGTGTTGGGGGGTGCGATTTTGCAGAAACGACAGATTTATGCGCTGCACTCGTGATGTTCCGGTACAATAATAAAAGTTTTGTACACCCGCATTTTTGGATACCTGAAGCAAAAGCAGATATTTATATTGACGAAGGAAGTGCTAATCCTCTGAATCCTGAAAAACGAGATTACAGGTATTGGGCAAGTCAAGGTTTGATAACAATCGTTCCCGGGAATGAGGTTTTTGTAGCAGAAGTTGCTGACTGGTTTTACGATTTATATGAGACATATAGAATAATGCCTTTTAAGGTTGGTTATGATAATAGATTTGCGTTGGAATTCAGACGGCGTTTCGAATATCTCGCTGGCGAGGGTATTGCAGAAAACGTTTCGCAAACAACTATTAGTTTATCTGAACCTATGCGAAGTTTAGAAGCGGACTTGTCTGCACATGCTGTGGTGCATAACAATAATCCGATTTTGATTTGGAATTTATCAAATATGAGCATTGAAACGGACAAAAATGGGTATATTAAGCCAAAAAAGAATTTTGGTAATCCCAAAAATCGTATTGACGGGGGTGCTGCATTGTTAAATGCTTATGCAATGTATCAACGAAACAGAAGCGATTACATGGAATTGGTTAAGGATCTGAAAGTGCAGGATAAAATAGGAGCAATATGAGATTCACAGAGTGGGTGCAGAAAATATTTAGTGGAAGACGACTGCAGAATTGGGCGACTGGGGTGCTTGGTTTTGGGGGATATAGTGGATATACAATTGATAATGTTTATAATTCTGATTTTGTAAATAATTCTATTGACCGCGTAGCGTCCGAAATAAGCAAAATTGATGTCCGTTCAGTTGTTGAAAATGGTGACAGCGTCAAGGTGCAGAACGATGATATCACAAGACTATTTCGTTTTGGACCAAATCCTTTACAAACGACAAAAGACTTCTTATCATCTGTAGAGTGGATCAGAAGAAAACATGGGAATGTCTTTATTTTTCCCATATATGATATCCTGCTTGACGCGTATGGTAGGGAGGTCAAACGTTTTAGGGCGTTTTATGTACTGCAACCTGTAGACTTTGAAGTTGGTGTTGGAAACAATGGCGAGGTATGGGAGATTAAATTTTTATATCCCGATGGGATGCAGTATACTTTGCCATATAATGAATTAATTCATCTAAAATGGCGTCGTGGTACTAATTTATTTAAGGGTGGTGGTGATGATAATGGGCGCCAGCAGACAAAAGATTTATTGCGTTCAGTGAATGCGTTAAATCAAACTATCGATGGTTTGCCAAAATCAATTGCTGCAAGCATGCAAATAAAAGGGATATACAGCGCTAAAACTCTGTTGGATCAAAACAAGCAAGAACTTCAACGAAAAAACCTTGAGGATCATATTTTGACCAGTAAAGCAGGTATTGTTGTAACTGATCTTGCCGGAGAGTTTACACCGGTTAATATGCAGGTGCCTGTAATCAACGAAGACGCAATGAAATTCATGCGTTCAGGTATTATACAAAGGTATGGGATATCTGAAGCTATTTTGAATGGTGATTATACTGGTGATCAGCACTCCAGTTTTTACCAAACTGCAATTGAAGATTTTATTATTGACGCTGAGCAAGCTTTTTCAAAAGTTTGTTTTTCACAACGTGAACAAGACATTGGGCACAGAGTAAAATTTTATTATTCAAGGCTAAAGTATTTATCAACTACTGATCAACTTGAAATGGCGCGATTAGCACGGGATACCGGTATTTTGACGCAAAATCAGGTGCTTGACATGTTTGGACTTCCTCCGTACGAGGGTGGTGATTTGAGACTCCGGAGTCTTAACTATGTTAATGCGAATATTGCGGATGAATATCAGATGACAAAAGCTACTAATGATATAATTAATAGTGGTCAGAATTTGCTTAGTAATTCTGATAATGGAAAGGATAACAATAATGGCAACGAAGTTGAATGATTTGCAATACGAGCAACGTATAATGACTTTACAGATATTAGACAAAATTGAAGAGTCTAATCGCATGGTCATTGGAGGTTATGCAATTCGCTTTGAGTCACCTCAGACATATACATATAATGGACAATCATACACAGAAATTATTCACAAGGGCGCGCTTGCAAAAACAGACATGAGTAGGGTGCCTTTGAGATATAATCATAATGATGCAGTTATTGTAATGGCGCGTACTAAAAATAATAGTTTGAGATTACTTGTGGATGATTTAGGTTTGAAAGTGGAAGCAGATTTAATTGATACTCAGTCTAATCGTGATTTGTATAAATGCATTATAGACGGACTAATTGATGAAATGAGTTTTGCATTTTTAGTGGCACCCGGTGGGGATGTTTGGACGTATGAAAATAATTATGAAAAAGTGACGCGAGAAATTAATGCTATTGAAAAAATTTATGATGTTAGCGTCGTAGACGAAGCATTTTATAAATCAACGAATATTACTGCGCGAAGTTTTAATCAATTCACTGATAAAATAAATCATAAAAAAGAGGTAGATGCATTAGAACTTGCTAAAGCAAAAGCATTAGCACTGGCTAAAAGTGTGGTATAATTATATTAAATATGTGCGTGCATTATAGATTGGACGATTTATAATGCGGGTTGGACGACTTAGCACAGCAGAAATTTTGTTTATTACAGGAGAAAATATGAAAGCAAAATTGCAGGACATGCTGACCGCTAAAGAGGAACGGAAAGCACAAATTATAGGTAAAATTGAAAAATCGGAAGACTTAAACGAGGTCCGGTCACTCACAAGTGATCTTGAAGTGCTTAATGCAGAAATTCGGGATTTAAATTCGGTGCTGTCGACTTTGCCCAGCGAAGAAGATGCCCGAACGCAAGCAGTTAATCAACCGGTGCCAACTATTGTTAAACGACAAGCGGAAACAGAAAATCGAAAGATGTCTGATGATACCGATGGCATGGAATATCGTAAAGCATTTATGCACTATGTGCTAAAAGGTACACCCATCCCCGCAGAACTCAGAGCAGATGCAAACACATTAACAACGGATGTTGCAAGTGCTATACCTACGGTATTAGTTAACCGTATCGTCGAAAAAATGGAGTCCATTGGGATGATTTTACCGTTGGTAACACGAACAAGTTATCCCAGCGGAGTAAACATCCCAACGTCAAGCGTTAAACCTGTTGCTACATGGGTAGCAGAGGGCGCGAGTTCTGATAGACAGAAGAAATCTACTGGTTTTATTAGTTTTGGACAGAACAAACTGCGTTGTGAAATTTCCATGTCAATGGAAGTTAGCACAATGGCAATTAGTGCTTTTGAGACCGCATTTGTTAGACAAGTGTCTGAAGCAATGGTAAAAGCAATAGAGTCTGCAATTATTAACGGAGACGGTTTGACACAACCGAAAGGTATTCTGCAAGAGACTCCAGAGACAGGGCAATTATTTACACCTACCGCGTTAACTTATGATGTACTGG